ATCTGACGGAGCTATGTCCCAGTTTAAGGGCATGGCAGCTGATTACGTGGACAGATTTTCAATATTGACGAATATAGTTCATTGCTCTAATACTTTGTATGATGTTTTAGTTTCAGCTTATAAAGGCCAGTGTGGTGTTCATGATGTTGTTATGGCCATAAATACTTTTTATAGATCATTAGATTTTACCAATCCCTGGGCAGTGCGCTTTAAAAAGAGTTTAGTATCTCTATTCCCAGTGTTTGAGGTAGGTTCCAAAGTTGATAAAGTCAAGGAAATTTTTAGATTCTTGATTAAGGGCTGTTCATCTTCATTGCGTAGATGCTTTGATTTCTTTTTACCAGAGGACGAGGACTCCGAAAGGGTTGATGATGTTTTTGTTACTAAGCACGTTAGTAGTGATGACCCATATGATGACCCTAAGAGCCCTCTTGTCGAAGAGGAAAAGGGTTGGCTCGCCAGGTGGTTTGGTGATGGCCCTTTTGCTAGTTTTATTCCTCATGGTCCCATGCAAGGCTTGATAGATATTACGCAAAGTGATTTGGGCATTATGACGTCCAAGTTGTCAGCGTTAGTGGCTTCTTTTTGCGCACTGCTGACCGTTGATGGCCCTCCTCCCGAGTTTTCAATGTCTGGGTTGATCGAATTTTCGAAGAAGGTTGCCCCCATCGTCGGAGGAACAATCATTGCTGGAACATTCACCAATTATTTGATTGATCTGGATAGAGTGTTGGCTATGATGTGGCAGTGCGCCGATTCCATTTTTAAAGGAGACTTTGGCAGATTCATAGGGGTCGATTCTTATTCTCAGATTTTCGAGCTTTATACTTTCGTTGTTTCCAATTATGGCGGCGTTGCACCCCACCACCATTCTTTGAGCTATAATGAGCGTGACTGTTTTGTGTCACCTGTCACTCTTAGACTCCCGGCCAGTATAATCAATTCTTCCGATCCCCATTGGCGGATTATGATTAACGAGCTGGAGGGTAGGTCTGAAGTTGGTGGATCGACGGCTCCCAAAGCGTGGTCAGAGGGTTTGCAAACTGTTGCCCATTATTTGAACTTGAAGTTGGAGGACATAGTTAAGAAGGCTTCTGTGACCAAAGAGCTTAAGACCAAGTTTTCAAATATTACTACCCACTTGCACACTTTGTCTCGTTCAGCTTGTAGGGAACCATCCCCGGTAAAGGCTTCTGGTCATTCATTTATATTTACCGGCGGAGCTGGCATTGGCAAATCTACCCAAATAGGCGCTGCCTTTAAGGATTACGTCATTGATCTCATTATGAACAAGGCGTACAAGTATGGCTACGATGATATTGGGGATTGGAGACCCGGGCAACAGATTGATGGCCGTTTGACCACAACTGCTAGGGCTTCAAACTTTCAATTGTGTAGACAGGGTGGTGTAAACTTTCTTTTCACTCATGCAGAGGATTTTGATCCAGTTATAAATCCAAATGGGCCTCCTAAGGTTGATAACCTTCATGAGAGGATAATGTCTTGTTGTGATACCATTTCCGCAAATCGTGATGCGGCCGC